ATCCTTGAATTATCACCGATCGTTGAATTATAACCGATCGTTGAATTATCACCGATCCTTGAATTATAACGGATCCTTGAATTATCACCGATCGTTGAATTATAACCGATCGTTGAATTATAACCGATCGTTGAATTATCACCGATCCTTGAATTATCACCGATCGTTGAATTATCACCGATCGTTGAATTATCCCCGATCCTTGAATTATCACCGATCGTTGAATTATCACCGATCCTTGAATTATCACCGATCGTTGAATTATCGCCGATCGTTATTGATCTTTTTTCAAGTTCCTCGTTCAGTTCTGACAAATCATCATATTCAAAGGATTTCCATCCTTCATTCTTTACATATAAAAATAATTTCTTTTTCATGGTTCTATTTTTTCGTTTTTAACAAATTTAATTGGATTACGGTATCCATCGCAATGGTAAAGACTTCGTCAAATTCTTTTTGTGGGATTACTTCGAAGCCATCGCGGGTAGCATCTGAAAAGGAAGTATTCCCTACATGAATTTCGTTTATAATTTCGTAACGCGATACTCTTATTACATCCTTTTCAGATATTATGTAAAAGTAGTCGCAACCTTTTTTCGTGCAACATGGCAGTTCTATTTCTACTTCTATTTTTTCGGTTGTTGTTACTGTTTTAACAACGGGAACTTTTATTTGTGCCATTGGATGAGTTTTAAGGATTAAAATAAATTGATTCGTAGGTTTTTTGGTAGGCTGAATTTAAACGCTTTCAGGTCGTTGTAAGCGTGTAGCAAGTTCACCAAAAGTTTGAAGCGTTCAGCCGTTGAAAGTAGCGATTTTTTTGCTGTCTCGATGGCTTTTTTTGCCGTCATGATGTGCGATTCAAGCCGTGACGACTTTAGGAATGCTGCCGCAAATTCCTTCGCTTTTTTTGCCTTTTCTTTGAGTTCCTGACCTATTCTGAAAATAGTTAAGGCTGATTTGGTCTTAAACACTTTCACGGCTTTTTTGCCGTTGGATGTTTCGGATGTTGCACCTTTACGTCGTGAGATTAGGTTCACAAATCCCACCGTTTTAATTAAGATTTTTGGGGTATTTCGGTTCATGGTATTGAGTTTAAAGATTATTTTTTTACGTCCTTTTGTCCTTTGGTGATAGCGAATCGAAGGTCGAAACACTTGGTAACATTATCTCCAATTTGGGAAGTATCTGTTGATGCGGAATCATAAGATGTACCATCGTTTGTTTTAGTGATATAATCACGTCTGAAAGTATCAAATGTCCTTTCGGCCATCAGTAACGCCCGAAGTATTAGGTTTATTTCTTCCTGATCGAGTTCTAAAGTTCTTTTTTGCATGATCTTTTTTTTATATTGTAATTATGTTAATGAAAGAATCGCCATAAATATCGAAGCCTGCATAATCGCAACCATTATCAGGGCTTGTAAATTCACTCAATGAAGCGTCAATATATCCTCCAAATACATTCGCCAATATGCCACTTTTTTTTATTATAATATCGCATACGCTATGATGGCAAATCAAATCGGTAGGAATGACTTGAATTTTTTTATTGGAATCAAATTCAGGGCCCAATACCTTTTGTAAAAAATCTATATCCCAATTTTGAAACATACCGCTATTATGCCATGAAATGCATAATTCTACCGCTTTTTTGAAGTTCATAAATGGTGTGTATATTAACCCATCTTTCGATAGATAATTTGCCATCGCGAATTTGAACTTTCGCCCATCGGTTATAATTTTAACAAGTTGCATGGCTTTTTATTTTGTGGTTTGTGAAGACAAATATAATATCAACCAAACGAATTTGCCTAATTTGCTTTAAACTATTTTTGAAAATAAATTATTAACGGTTAATATGAGAAATAACACCACTTCAAAAAAAATAAATAAAAAAAGTTTGAACAAAATTAGGAAATATAAAAAGTAAGCATATATTTACACTCTCAATCACAAATAAAAAAAAAATCAAAATGAACACCTTTCAGAACATTCAACAGGAATTTAAAAATGATTCTACTTACTGGCCAATTATTATCACCGAAATACGTGAAGGTGATTTACATAAGAAAATTAATGTGCGTGGTGATAATGAGCAATATGCAGCCGTTGCATTATTACATTATAATCCTCATATTAAAGGTCGTGCTCGTAGATCATCTCGTTTTATTAATTCAAAATTCAATTCTATCACCTATTCAAACTAATAAAAATGTTCCAAGTTAAAAAAATCAAAATGTCAACACAAAAAGTAAATCATGACAAACACTAATAGCACTTTCAACATTTCACATTACTCATTAAGAACATTTGAAGGTAAGTTACTAAACTCTAATTTGCAGCCGTTCACATTAGGCAATGGGGATAAAATAAAGTTTGACACAATAGAGGAAGCCCGAAAAATCAAAGGAACCCGAAATGATATTTGCATTATAGCGTATACGCAAATGGACGTTGCTCCGTTTTGGGCGGAACCATTATTTGAGGTATTTTAATAACACCCATGTAAATAACTTACCCCGCGAAAATTTGGAAAATCGCAAAAAATCACTGTAACTTCGTAAAACTATACGCAATGAATAACCGACATGGGCGGTCATAATACCCTGCTAGTTCTTTCCTTTATGTTTGTTTTATAGACAAATGGCAGTCCGCGGTCAGCAATGGCCGCAACATTGCGGGCTAGAGAAACGGTATCTCGGTGGTCTCATAAGCCACAGTTCTAAGTTCGACTCTTAGGCCCCGCAACAAATAAATAAGCCTTGTTTTGACCGCAAGAATTTACAAGGTATAGTCAGGGTTCAATTAATTTGAGCCCTTTTTTATTACAAATCCATACTAACTTTGTCAAATCAAAATCAAATGAAATGGGACGACCGATAACATGGACGGACGAAAAGAAACAGACCGCAATAACACTTATTTTAGATCAAGTGAGCGAGGGTAAAAGCGTTACATCCTTACTAGACAACGGAGATAGGAATGTCTACCCTACATGGTCTACATTCTGTGAGTGGTTGAAAGAAAGTAAAGATTTGCAAAAGGAATACGCCCGCGCGACTGATAATAGGATCGAACGGAAATTTGAAAGTATTGAAAGGGATTACGAACAAAAACCGGAACGTGACCCCGAAACGGGCAAAATTGACCCGGCATGGGTTCAGCTCCAGCGATTGAAGATAGACGCGAAAAAGTGGGAGCTATCCAAGTTGATGCCTAAGAAGTACGGCGATAAGACTATTTTAGCGGGTGATGAGGAGAATCCGTTAATTATTAAGCCTCCGATATTCAAATAATGGCCGAAATTCAACCCGAAATACAAGTATCCGACCAATTTAAGGACCTTTACTCAATCCCACCCGATACTACTTTAGTCCTAGCTTTGGGCGGTCGTGGGGGTATGAAAACGTATGAGGTGAGCAAGTTCGCGGCCTATGCTTGTACTTTGGGCGGTAAGAGAATACAGATATTGAGGGATGAAGAAACGCGGATAAAGGATAGCATTTTAAGCGAAATCCTTACCCATTATGACAAGGCGAATATAAGTAGCGGCGGCTATCTTGATCGGTACTATAATAGGCTAGAAAACGGCATTAAAGTGAGGTCTAATGGTGATAGTGTTTTGTTTACTAAAGGATTCCGTCAGTCATCACTTGAGAAGAGTGCCGGTATGAAAGGGGTTGCGAATGTGGATGTAGCTATCATTGAGGAGGGTGAAGATGTGCGGGATAAGTTCCTTTTCAATTCGTATAAGGATTCATTAAGAAAGTCTAACGAATTGGGGCAACTTACAAATTATGTGATATTCATAATGAACCCGCCCGATGTGAACCACTTTATAGTCAGGGATTACTACGACCTCGTACCCGTTCAGGCTAAAGATCACCCCGAATGTGTACCTAAAGATGTGGACGGCTATTTTAAATTACAGCCAAAGAATATCAAAGGGGTGAAATACTTCTTTACAACTTACCGCGATAACCCACACTTACCATCTGTAACCGTTGAGTCGTACCAAAACTACGGGAAAGCCGTTATTGATGGCAAGCCGAATGCACTTTACGACCCTCACTACTACCTCAATCAGATATGCGGGTATTGTACCACAGGCCGCAAAGGTCAGTATTTTAAGCGTTATTCAATGATAAGCAATGAGGAGTACAACGCATTGCCATTTACAGAGGTCTATGGTTTGGACTTCGGTACTCGTTCACCTGCGGGATTGATAAGCGTTAAGGCTCACCGCGATAACATTTACGTGAAAGAATTGAATTACGAAGGGTTGCCGGTGAAACAGTTAGGAATGTTGATGGATCGGTTAGGCTTAACGGCTGAATCCTTGATCGTTGCGGATTGTGCGGAACCCGATACGATTAAAACTTTGCGTTACGGTCAGGCTCATACAATGAGCGGTGAAGAAATACAACGGCACATGGTTTGTGCTTATGGTTTTGCGAACATTAGGGAAAGCCCCGATAAACGAATCGAAGCGGGAATCAGTCGGCTATTAGGTATGAATATTCACGTAGTTAGCGGCTCTGATAACTTGGTTATGGAGTTCGCTAATTATTGTGAAGCCGTTGACCGTAACGGATTAGGAACGGGAAAACCTATTGACGCTTATAACCATCTTATCGACCCATTGCGCTATGTTAGCGCAGTAATCGGGAAATGGTTTTAAATTTGTGGGATAAACAACAATAACAACACCATGACCGAGCAACAACTAGAATTGAATGAATTAACATCAAAATACCGTGAATTGAGAAAGTTCATGGATGAACACCCATTGAAGGTATTTGAAGATGTATGTAAAAAGAAAGAGGAGTTAAGCCGTGAGGAATTCGACCAATGGTATTTGATTACGTACAAACAATTACATAAAGATTTGATACAGAATTTAAACGAGATTATTAAAGTACAGAACGCGATATTCTCCCTAAATGGATTAGTCTAAAAATAATTTTCCCAAATTAAAATATAAACACTTTACATTTGTAGCGTATTTCTTCATCGCCTTTGCGTGTAAACTACCGTCGGAATGACAGGCAGGAACGTAAAGGTCAAAAAATAAGGATGTTTGAATTAAGTTTAAGGGTGGACGGATTACCAAAGATTCGCAACCCATTTAAAAAGGATGTAAGTAAGATCGGTCTACCGATGGACAAGCAAGGCATTGACCTTGAAAATTTTACATTCACCACCACAACGAACGGTGTAGTTCAATTCTTTAGCGGTAAGGATAAGACAGGAACGGAGTATTTTAAAACGTGTCCACCGTTAGGGCTTATTATGTTCCGTAAATCGGTAGCCTATGCACAAGGGAAGTTCAGCGTTTATAAAAATAACGCCAAAGGAGAAGAGGTAGAAGTTGAGAACGGTGCGGCTAATTTATGGAAGCAATACCACGAAATCAACCCATTACAGACAGGCGATCAGTTCCGTTCAGCGTTGAAAGGCATCGTTGAGGTGTATGGGTATTGTTGTGTGCTGAAAGTTGTTCCTGATGGGTTCGAAGGGGTTAGGAATGCACGTGGGCAGTATTGGATATTGCCTCCCGACTTCACGACGGTATATTGGAATAAAAAGTATTTAGGAGTAGGGGATATAACGGAGTGCATTGACAAGATTGAGTTTTGTGGGGATGGGAATACAAAAGTGCCTATTCCTTTGGATGATGTGTATGTTTATACTGATTTAACCTTTAGCGTTGGTTCACAAGTTATCCCGCAAAGTAGGTTATTTGGTATTCGTGATGTGTTGAATAATATCATCGTGAATTATGAGAGTAAGGGGGTGTTATTGGCTAATCGTGGGGCTCAAGGTATTTTCACCGATGCGAGCAAAGATGGTACAGGTACCACTCCATTAGGAAGTAAGGGTATTTCGGAATTACAAAATCAATTAGGTCGGTATGGGTTGAGTAAAAATCAATACAAGTACATAATAACCAACGCTCAACTACGATTCGAGAAAATAACCGATTCCCCTAAAGACCTCATGTTGAGTGAGTTTTTGAAGGAAGATATTGAGATGTTGTGTATTGCAATGGGGTATAAATACGCCCTATTATTCGATTCCGATAGTAGCACATTCAACAATCAAAACCAATACCGAAAGTCATTATACACGGACGTTTTAATCCCTGAATCACTCAACTTTGATCGTCAGTTCAACGAAATGCTCGGTTTGAAGGCGGGCGAAATGTATTGGAAAACCGAATGGGATCACTTATTGGTGTTAATGGATGACCGTAAGCAGGAAGCCGACATTAAGAAAGTGGAGGTTGAGAATGCTTTGAGTATGTTCAAGAATTGCGCTATCTCATACGGTCGTATGTTGGCCATGTTAGGGGAAAAAGAAGGCGTAAAAGGGTGGGAAAATAAGTTTTGGATTGAGTTAGATGATACAGAGCGGGCAATATTCGAAGGGCAAAAGGCTGTTAACCAAAATCAAGGAGGTAAGGCGTGAGTCTGAAATTACACCCATTGAGTAAGCAGCATAATTTTATCTTCCCACAAGATAGGATTTACTCGTTTACGTTCCCAAAGGGAGGTAAATTCGTGACGGATGATAGTTTAGAGACTACAATCACGGGTATTGTTGATAGTACATACATAGTAACGGCGTTGGGATATACGCCCGAAGATCAAAATAACCGTGCTATCACCATGACAGGCAATGAAAGCACGGACGATGTGTATTTGAGTTCAAAGGCGGTGTACGATTGGGGTACAGGTACCTTTTTGAGAAGTGACACTCCATCAATATCTAGTTCGTTGACGTTAAGTTATGCAACGGCTTCGAGAATAGCGATCATTGACGCTTCAAAGAATTTAATTTCAGCCGATACCGCTACATACCCTTCGTTAACCGAATTATCCTATGTTAAGGGTGTAACGAGTGCAATTCAGACGCAAATAAGCGGGAAACAGGCATCACACGCTAATTTGACCTCATTAGCGGGGTTAAGCTATACGGCTAGGTCGTTTGTGGTGATGACGGCGGCGGGAACTTTCGGGCTTGATTCGAACACATACTTAACAGGCAACCAAACAATTACTTTGAGCGGTGATGCTTCGGGTAGTGGCGCTACTTCGATTGCGGTAACATTGGCAAATTCAGGGGTTACTGCAGGTAGTTACACGAATGCAAATATCACCGTTGACGCTAAAGGACGGATCACGGCGGCTGCAAATGGTTCGGGCGGCGGTGGTACTCCTGGAGGTTCGACTACACAAATTCAGTACAACAGTAGTGGTTCATTTGCGGGTAGTTCTAATCTAGTTTGGGATAATACAAACATGAGATTAGGGTTAGGGGTATCTTCACCTAGTCATATATTTCATGAAGTTGCAGGAACATTAACAGATGGGGTTAGTGCTTTTAACTTAACGGCTACTATGCCGACTAGTATTTCAGGAAGTTCAAATGGTATACTATTTGATATTACAAGTGCGGGGAGCAGTTCCCAAACTAATAGTGCATTAAGGGTAAACTATAATGCTGGCTATACGGGTGCAAATCCAACAAGAGCCATGATTTTTACCAATTCCGCAGCAGGTACAGCATCAATAGCCACAGGAAGTTTAAGTAGTAATAATGTAGGTGCTGGTGGTGCATGTAATGGCACTACAACAGGTTCTAATGTTGGAGTATATGGCAATGCGTCCAATGCGGATATAAGCATAGGTGGATTGTTTTTTTGCTCAACGGCAAAAAATTCTGGTAAGAACATCGGTGT